CGCGCCCGCCGGCGGGGTACCTCCGGCGGCGCCCGCAGGAAGCACCCTGACCGCGGACGTCCAGGTCGCCGCGCCGGGGGTCGATCCCGACGCCGCATTGCCGGCCGCCGAGATCGTTCCGTTGTTCGTGGTCGTCCCGGTCGAGCGCCCGTCCCATCCATCCGTGTTCAGCGTGGATCCGGCGTTGACCGTGAACGTCGTAGCGAAGACCGGACGGGTCATCGTGTAGACACTACCGACCTTCGAGGCCCACGGGAACGTGTTGGTGCCGTCGAGCACCACGGCCCCGTCGCTGCCGTCGCCGAGGTCTGCTGGGTTTGGACTCGCTCCGACCCCGAGCATCGCCAGGATCTGCGCCACGGTGAGCGCGGCGATGTCCGCGGTGCCTCCGGTGTTGTTGCCGAGCAAAGTCAGCGTCGCGGCCTGCGCCATCATCCCGACGGTTACCTTGTGCGCGCCTATCGTCGTCGCAACGGCGCCGGAGCTGGTTGTGACGTCCCCGGTCAGGGCTGGCATCCGGGCCGCGGGGACCGCGCCAGAGGTCAGGTCGGTCGCACTGCCGCTGGTCGCGATCGCCGCCGGCGCGCCGCTCGAGGCCGCCGTGATGCGACCCTGGGCATCGACGGTGATCGACGAGAACGTGTAGCTGCCCGGCGTGACCGCGGTGTTCGCGAGCGACAGCGTACGATCGGCGGCCAGGGTCGCGCTGCCGCCACCGTCGATCCGGATCGGCGCGGTCGCCGTGATCGTGCGCGACGTCGGCACGCCGCCGCCGGAGCCAGTCGCCGCCGACGTGATCCGGCCGTCTGCGTCAACGATCAGGGTGACGTTGGTGTAGGTGCCGGGCGTCAGGCCGGTCATGACCCAGCCGCGCAGGTCCACGGCCGCCTGGCAGACCGCGTTGTACTTCGCCGCGTCCATCCACTTCGTGTGGTCCTCGCCGACCGGGATCGGCTCGAGGTCCGTGACCGGGAACGGAAGCGCCACCAGATCGCGTAGAAAGTTGGTCACGCGGCCGGGTTACCAGATCGCCCGGCGGCGGTCACTGGGCTTTGAAGACGGCGGTCCCGACCGGCCAGCTCGCGAACAGCGCGGTCAGCGCCGTCTTGAGCGCCGCGCCGCCGTCGCCAGACACCGGCGTCCAGCCCTGGATCGCGGACTTGAGAGCGGTCAGATCGGCCAGCTTGGCGACCGCCGCGGCGGTCCCGCCGGCCAGCCGGACCTCGACGGTGTTGCCCTTGATCAGCACGATCGTCGTGCTGTTGAAGGCCGCGGTCTCGTCCTCGCCGAGGTCGGCGATCGCCTTGCGCGCGTCCTCGTCGCGGGTCGCCACGATGATCGGGTTGGCGGCGCCGCCGGGGTAGATCACCACGGCCTCTGACCGGTGGCTCGCCTTGGGGCGCGCGAAGAACCCGATCCCCGAGAAGTTCTCGGCCTGCACGGTCTCGCGGTTGTTCTCGAGGAGCAGGTGGCCCAGCACCTGCCAGGTCGGGCCACGGGTTAGCTTCGCCACCATCCGGCGCGCGAGCCCGGCCCACCGCCGGGTCTCCGGCGAGGTCGCGTTGCGCCGCGCTCGAACGTCGTCATCGGTGGCGCTCACAGGATGATCCTCGTTCCGACGGGCACCATGTGCATCGAGGTGCTCTCGCCCTGGTCATGGGTGGAGTTGTACGAGCACGAGACGATCAGGTAGTTGTCATCGAGCGTCGGCGTCTGCTCCTCGTCGATGACGCGCGCCACGCAGTTCGGCGAGAACAGCGTGGACGCGGTGCCGAGGAACTGTCCGTGCAGCGGAGCATCGACGCGGACGCTGTGACGATGGAAGTCGCGGCGCGCCTGCTCGTTCTCGGCCACGCGCTGGGCATCGCCGAAGCTGGCGAAGTCGCGCTCCGGCATGAACATCCGCTTTGGGTGGATGAAGTCGCGCCCGGTCCCGTCGATCTTGTTGAACGGGCTATCGAACACACGGCCGCGGTTGTCCGAGACGTTCTCGCCATAGTTGGTGTCGCTCTGCCCGCCCGAGCCGGCCACCATGATCAGGCTGTAGCGGTCGCCGTCGTCCTCGGTGATGACCAGGTCGGTCACGGTGCCGCGGAGCAGCGACCCGTCGGCGGCGTGCGCGAACAGGTATTGCGGCGCCTGGCGATCGTTGGGCAAGCCGATGAACAGCTCCTCCCCGTCGGCCGTGCTCCAAGCCATCAGGTTCTCGCGCGACGCGATCTCGTGGATGACCTGCCAGCGCGACATCCCCGGGTGCACCGTGCCGTGGCGCGGCGTCCGGATCCCGATCGTAACCACCGGCTCGTTGCCGCTCGCGACCCGCCGGCCCTTGCCGCGGCGCAGGATGCGGTTCTTCGCGTCGCTGAGCGTGACCGTGTCGAACCAGGGAGACGCGAGCCGCTTGACGGCGTCGATCGTCTGCATTCCGCTGTAGTCGATCTGCGGCGCGCTCTCGTCGACCATGCGGCCCGCGCGGTCGCGGCCGGAGATCTCGATGATGCCCTCACGCGCCTTGCGCACGCGCTTGTCGATGAAGCCGCGCAGGATCGTGGTGCCGTCGATCTTGACCCGGATGTCCGAGTCGCGGCGGAGCGCGAGCCAGGCGTCCGCCGAGAACGGGCGGTGCATCTGGAACGAGTCGGCCGGCGTGATGATGCTCGACTCGATGTGGTACTCGGACCAGCCGCCGATCTGCTGGCCGTTCACGATCACGGTGACGACGTGCGACGGGGCCGGCGGCATCAGAAAAAGCCCTTGACCTTGGAGAACGGGCCGCGCTGCGCCGTCGACTTCGCCGGGAAGGTGTAGTCGCCCGGGGCCAGCCAGCCGGGCGTGCCGATGTCGTTGAGCTGCACGACCTGGCGCGCCTTGTCGGTCGCGTCGTCGCCGCCGTAGACGCGCGCGCAGATCGGCAGCAGCGCGGTGGGCTCGGTGACGCGCATAACGAACGTCGACGGGGTCTCCGAGGTCGCCGAGCTCGCCGCGGCGCGGATCGACTGGCCCAGCATGATCGCCGAGCGGAATGCACCCCAGAGCGCGAGGTCATTCTCGAACCCGCCGGCCTCGATCGCGAAGGCGAGCTTCGCGGAGATCCGCGTGACGTCGATCAGGACCTCGCGCAGCGGCGTCGGCGTGCCGTCGTCGCCCGGCTTCCACGAGGCGGACGACCGACGGGCGTCGTCGGCTACCGAGATCGTGCCGCCGCTGCCGTCCGGCGCCTCAAGGATCGCCCGGATCTCCGCGTCGGTCATGACCTTGCTGGTCTGGGTGTCGAAGTCGTCCGCGGCGGCGCTGACCGCCTGCTCGCCAGAGGCGGCCGAGGTCGCCGCGCCGGCGGGCGTCACCGGCGGGGTGTCGTCGTCGGCGATGAACTCGACGTCCGCCGAGATGTTCTCGCTCTCGTCGAGCCGGAGCTGGAAGTCGCCTATGCCGGCCTGGAAGCTGCCGACCAGAGGGTGGGTGAACATCGCCGACGTCCCGGTCCCGACGGCGTTGAACATCGCGCGCGCGGCGTCGACCGGGGCCGGGAAGTTCGGGCCGAAGTCGTCGAACACGATCTTGCCCTTGGTGCGTTTGACGTGAAGTCCGCGGTCTTGGACTGGGTGGACGTCGCCCGAGGTCAGGTCATGCACGACCTTGGTGCGCGAGCCGTCGATCTCGAGCTCGGTGCAGAACAGCTGTATCGATCCCCAGCTGGCAAGGTAGAGCTCGGCGGCCATGGCTACGGTTTACGCCGCTTGTCGGTCGCGTTGCCAGCTCCACGTGACACCCGGTTCCCGTCGAGGTTGACCTGGGGCGCCGGAGCGCCGCGCATCGACGAGGCAACCGAGCGTCCGATCGCTGGCGCGGCGGCCTCGAACGCTTTCAGCATGGTCACGCCGAAGTCCTCGGGCGGCTTGACCGATCTCCCATTGCCAGATCGAATATCCGAGTCGACCTGATCCTTGAGGGCCTGCTTGACCAGGTCTGCGATCTGCTCCTTGCTGGTGCCGGCCTCTCTAAAATAGCTCTCCGCGAGGCTGCGCTGATCCTCTCCGGCAACCGTCGCCGGTGTCAGCATGCCGCGCGCGGCGATCTTGTTCGACTCCGGCGTGGTCTTGTCTTCCCTGATGGCGGCGTTGATCTCCATCTTCATTGCCCGCGCCTTGTCGTAGATCTTTTGAAGTCGATCGTACGCGGTCGCCACGGACACGTTGTTCTCCCGCGAATACAACTCGGCCTGCGCCTGGGTCGTCGGGGCCAACGGGCCACCGAAGCTGCCGCCCGTGGACGACACGAACCCGTGAACCCTCTTGCCGGCGCCGTACAGCGATCCGAGAACGTCTCCGATCTTGCCGAACGCCTCGGCCAGCGGGCCGACCTTGTCGACGAGGCCCTCGAGCGCGTTGACGAACTTCTCGATTCGCTCGGGCGAGAACGCCTCGGCAATCGAATTCTTCATCCGCTCGAAGGCGATTGCGATGCGCCCGCTCGACGATTCCGCAAACGCCGCGCTGTCCTCTTGGACCACGCCGTTTCTCATGCCGAGCCGCTCGAAGCGCTCGTATTCCTCGATCAGCTTGTCGAGCAGGCGATAGCTGCGCTCGGCCTCGCCGCGACCGAATGCCTTGATCAGGCCAGAGCGGTCCTTGGCCAACTTCGAGTTGTGGATGTTCTTCAGGATCTGATCGAGCGTGAGGAGATCCTGTTTTGATCCAGGCTTGAAGATCTGAACGCCTGCATTCTGAAAAAGCTTGGCGTGCTGCGGGAGCGACCTGTAGACGCGGAGCAGGCCGGTCGCGGCCTCCTGGGCGGTGCCGAACCCGGAGCGCACAACCTCGAGCTGAGAGGCCAACTGGATCGCACCTTCTCGACCGGTCACCCCGAAGTCGGAGAACACCGGCGCCAGCCCGATCAGCTCGCTCGCCATCTGGTTGAAGTGGACCGTGCCCTCCTTGGTCAGGTTGATCAGGCCGCCGATTGTGTTCTCGAGCTCGCCCGGGCTGACCTTGAGCGAGTGCTGTAGCGCGTACATCACAGTCGCCATGTCGCCGACGTCGGTTTGCGACGCCTGCGCGGACCGCGCGAGCAGAGACATGCTTTGCGTTGTGGCGTACGCCGATCCGCCAAGGTCGACGAGGGCACGCTCGCCGCGCAGGATCTCGAGGGCGCCTAGGCCGGTCTGCGAGCTGACCTCGCGGATCGACTGCCCCATGTTGGCCAGCTGGGCACCGCCGGTGTGGGCAGCGATGCCGAACCTGGTCAGGGCTTCGTTGAACTTGAACACATCCGTCGCCTGGTCCATCAACTTGTCGATGCCACGGACCGCCAGGGAGGCAGCGGCTCCGCCGATCGCCGCGCCCTTCGTGATCCCGATGTCGTCGATGTCCTTTTTCTTGGACGTCTTCGAGAGTAGGCCCGTCGTCTGCGAGACGAACCCCTGCATCATCTTCATCGCCGTGCGCAGCGCCGCCGGCAGGCGGGCCGTGCTCGCGGTGATCTCGATCTCCGCCTTGTTCGCGCTCACGTGGACCCCCGTGGATTGAAGGCCGCGTTCACGATGCGGCGGGCGCCGGCAGGGACTGGGCCGCCGCGATCAGCGAGCTTGCGCTGCCGCTGGTCGGCCACCGTCGCTACATATCCGGTGACGATGAGCCAGTCGAGGACGTTGGTGTCGGTGAGCTCGACTGCCGGCTTTCCATAGAAAGCAGATAGAGAGACAGCTTCGCGATACCGTAGGACCGTAAGAGTGTCGGATTTTTTTTTTCGATCGCGAGCCGGATCTCGGTGCACTCGGGATCGGTGAGGGTCGACAGCCCCATCGGGTCGAGCTCCTCGCGGACCGTGTTGTATACGATGCCGCACGCGTTGATCATGTCGACGTCGAGCCCGCCCCACGCCTCGGCGGTGTCGAACGCCAGCTCGTGGTTGTCCGGATCACGCACCGCGCTGGCGAGCGTGAGCCGGGTCCGGCATGCGTCGTAGGTGAGCGCGTTGATCGGGACCGGGGCGAGCCGCATCGCCTCCATCTCCGAGAACACGGCGCTCTCGATCCGGGTGACCTCGGCGTCGCCGGCGAGCTCAACCCAGGCGCGGCCGAGCAGCGGCAGGTTGACGTACATGCCGCGCTGGTTCGTCGCGCGCAGACGCGCCAAACGGCCCTCCGGCTTCGCTGCCGGCTGGGCCGTCTTCGCGGCGGCGATGCGTCCGCCGGTCGGGTTCACAGGAGCGAGCCCGTCAGGTCATCGAACGCGTACGTCGCCGCGAGCGTTACCGTGTCCTGGTGCATGCCGTCCTTGTCGGACTTGCTGTCCACCTTCGAGACCTGGCAGGTGAACGCCTCGCGCATGCCGGAGAACTCGTCCTGTTGGGTCAGCGTGAAGGTCCGCGCCGCGCGCTTGAGGGCGCGCCAGTTGACCTCGGGGTTCTTCCCGATCTCGTGATAGACGCTGAGGTCGATCTCGAAGCCGCCCTCCTTGCGCTTGAAGCCCTTGAAGCCGCCGATCGTGACGGTGACTTCGGTGGAGCGGCCGTCCTTGACGTCCATCGACTCGATCTGCTCGAGCAGCCGAGACGAGCCGCCGGTGCCGCCGACGTCGATGAAGATCTTGCTCTGTGAAACCTGGTCGGTCATGGATCACGCTCCGATCGTCGAGTTGTGCTGGAACGCGATCTGATGCTGCGACCCGACCGGGTGGTAGAACAGCGCGCTGTTCGTCCGGCCTAGCGTGATGGTGTCGAACTCGACCACCGTCTGCGCGATGTCGGCCTCGACAAACTTCGGATTGATCACGTTGTCCGCGGCCTCGGCGCGCCAGATGGACGAGATCATGTCCTTGACCTGGTCCTTCGTATCGTCGGTCTGGAACACGCCGTCCGGGTTCGCCTCGGCGCCGAACCGCTGCGCGGTCGCGATGTCGAGCTGGATGGCGAGCGCGACCGAGACGCGCGGGATGCCGATGTCGCGGAGCTTGTCGTCGGGCTGGCTCGAGGTCGTGGTCTTCGTGGTGACGAGCCGCTCGCACTTCCCGCGGTTCGCGGTGACCGATCCCGTCGAGTCGACGATGGCCGTGAACGCCGTCAGGCCGGCGGAGATCGCGGTCTCGACCTCGCCCGGCGTGTAGATCGTCCCGACCGGCGGCGGGTACAGCGGGACCGCGGCGCCGTCGAAGCTGGCGTTCGGCCGCTCGCGCGAGAACACGAGCATCGCGGTCGCGGTCGCGATCTCGCCGGCGGTGTTGAGGCAGCCCTCGAAGCTCGAGACCACCACGGCCTTGTCGTTGGCCGCCGCGGCGAGCGCGGTCGCGGTGCCGATCGTGCCCATCTCGCCGACGAAGTAGAAGCCCCAGTTCTTCGACTGGGCGCCCCAGCGGACCGCCAGGTCGGAGGCGATCTCGGTGATGTCAGCGCTCACGTGGTTCGCGAACACGATGCCGTCGTAGCGGAGCGGCGAGAGCGCGTCGAGCGCCGGCTGGTGGTCGGTCGCATTGGTGCCGACGACCGTGGTCGCGACCGCCTGCGTGTTGCCGGCCACGGCCTGGTCGACGGTGACCTTGACGTCTACGCCGTTGATCCCCTTGGTCGCGTGGGTCAGCGTGACCACGTTGGTCGCCACCGAGACGATGACGGGGAGGGTTGCCTGGATCGCCTTGAGGGCGTTCGAGATCGCCGTGGCGATGTTGTTGACCGAGGTGCCGGACGCGATCCCGACGATGACAGTGCGGCCCGCGACGCGCACGATGATGTTGCCGTCCGCCGTCGCCGCGCCGGTGCCGGTGATCGTCTGGACGTTGGCGACGCCCGAGCTCTCCGCGATGCCGACCGCGAACACGCGCGGGCCGCGCTGGAAGAGGTTCGCGCAGGCGATCGCCTCGCGGAACATCAGCGCGAGCTCCGAGCTCGAACCGTACAGCGCGTCGACCTCGTCGGTGGACTTGTTGCTGAGGTCCGAGACCGTGTTCACCGTCGCGGTCGCGGTCGAGCGCTGCGCGCCGATCAGCGCGATGCGCAGCGGGACGTTGGTCAGCGAGCCGCCGGCCCGGAAGAACGAGAAGGTGTGGAAGGTCTGGGGCCGGTTGAGGCTGTTCGGTACGCCGGTGTTGATCACTTGGGGGTTCCCTTCTTCGCGAGCCGGGGCTCGGCGAGCTCGTCCTTGGCCGCGGCGAGCGCGACCGCGCACGAGACGCCGTCCATGTTGCAGGGGATGAGGTCGCCGCGAGTGATGGACCGCCGGATCGCCTGCGAGTACTTCACGCGGATCACGGTGGCGTCGTCGGCGTACAGCAAGCCGCCGCTCGGATCCCGGCCGTCGTCCTTGTGGATCGGCGGGCGTCGACCCGGGGCCGCGGTGACCATGATGTGAGTGGGGGCAGACATTCAGGCTCCGATGTCGTCGTTGAAGGTGTCGAGCGTACCAGAATCGGTCGCGGCATCCGGCAGGGCGACTTCGTCGGGGTTGGTCGCGAGCCGGAAGCGAAGATCGTTGATTAGCTGGGTGACGTTGCGAAACTCTTTGAGGTTCGTGCGGACCTCGACCCGGTAGGTCTGCAGCCAGATCGTCACCTGCTCGCCGGTGTACAGCTCCTCTTCGCGGTCGGTCACGATCTGCTTGATCGACGACGAGGCGCCGCAGCGCTGGCCGATGAGCAGCTCGGCCGCGTGCTCCATCATGACGTGGAGACCCGGGTCAGCGGTGTCGCTGGCCAGGCTCGCGCCGTCGCGCGCCATCCGGCCGGAGTAGCCGTCGCGCTTGTTCGTGCTCGCGAAGTAGACCAGGAGGTCGATCACCTTCTTCGCCTGGAACCCGCCGATGCCTGCCGTGGTCGAGGCGCCGTCGCCGGTGGCGATCGCGATGCCGGGGGCGCGCGCGGACAGCGCATCGTGGAGCTGGACCACGCCGACCTCGTCGGTGTACGAGCGGACGACCGAGCCCCACGGGATCACCGTGGCGAGGTACCCGGTCGGGCGCAGCAGCCCGGACAGCAGCGCGATCGCGCCCTCGGTGATCAGCGTGCGCTGCGGTTTGGCGAGGCCCGTGTTGAAGGCGAGCGCCATCTACTTGCCGTTCCATTGGGCGAGCAGGAAGCGCTCGAACACCTTCACTACGCGCTTGCCGAGGTTCGCCGAGATCCAGAGGAACTGGCGCCGCGGGATCCGCGCGCCGTGCCCGGCGGTGCCGCCGGCCTGGTGGACGTAGGCCCATTTGACGCGCGAGCGCACGATCAGCGAGTTGGGGCTGATCAGCGTCTGCAGCGCCTTCGGCAGCCGGCCGAGCAGCTTGCGCGGCTTGGCGCGCCGGCGAGACGTCTTCGCCTTCTTGGCGTACCGCGCCTTGGTAGACGGGTGGAGCTCGGGCCAGCGGCCGTCGGGACCCTCGCTCTTGATGTCGTGGAGCAGCTGGTCTTGGCGCGCGTGCGACGCCGACTCCTTGAACGCCTTCCGGCGGTCTGGCGCGCCGAGACGGCGGAACGCCTGCTCGATGCCCAGGAGTTTGACGCTGCCCTTGACGGCGAGGAGCGCCATTACCAGATCCCCCGGAGGCGCTGGCGCGACACGACCAGCAGCGGCGAGCGCTGCCCGGCCTTGTCGTTGATCATGGACGCCTTGGCCGGCGTGGGCTCGATGCCGAGCGAGATGACGCCCTTCGCCACGCCCTCGAGCCATTTCCGATCGACGACTTCCCGATCGATGTCGTCCTGCAGGACCTGGCCGTTGTACTTGTTGCGGCGCAGCACGCGCGCGGTCCACGCGGTCGACAGGTCGCGGACGACCGGCGGGATCGGGGACAGCGGAACGGCGAAGCGGTGACCGACGTAGCTGTCGATCACGCTGTCGGCCTCGGCGATCGCCTGGGCGACCACGGCGGCGTCGATCGTCGGCGCGTTGGCGTTGGCAAGATCGGTCAGCTGCAGCAGCTTCTCGGGGCCGCCGACCGCGTTCTGAACCAGTGCCTGCGTCGAGTACGCCATGATCAGCCCTCGAAGCCGGTGTCCTTCTTTGCCGCCGCGGCAGCGCGGAGCCGCGCGGGAGCGCCGTCGCCGGTGTCCTTGGCGCCGCGGCGGGCGTCGCGCAGGCGCGCGGCCTCTGCCGTGGCCGTGGCGAGCGCGGCGCGCAGCGCCTCGTTCTCCTGGCGCAGCGCGATCGCTTCGCTCTCGGTGGCACCGGGCGCGTTCGTGTTGAGCGCGTCGTCCGCGAGGATCATCTCGGCGCCCGCCGGGTAGACCTGCTTGACCTCGCCGCCCTGGTCGAGCGGCTCGCCGTCCGCCACCACGAGAACCTCGACCTTGCGCTCCTCGAAGAAGGTCACGCCCGCGCGCGAGCGGCGCTTGATGCCGCGCGCCGTGCTCACGTAGAGGCGATCGCCGGGCTCCGGGGCCGCGTGGCCCTTGCCGCGATTGTCGACGGCGAGCCGGGCGCGCTCCTTGGCCTCGTTGTCCGCTTGCTGCTTGGCAAGCTTGGCCGCGGCCTCTTCGGGATCCATCACTTCGACTTGCAAGAGGTTCATCGGTTCTCCGGTAGGGGTGCGAGATCTTCGTCTGGTAGCGGGACCGGGACTCGAACCCGGGGTCTGGTGGTTATGAGCCACCCGAGATGCCTCTTCTCCATCCCGCAACGGAGCCCGCGAGCGCGGGCGGTAGCGATTACGATCCGGGGCCGCCCACGATCTCTTGCGGCAGGCCATACGCCGCGCCGAATTCGGCCTCGAGACCGTAGTAGTACGTGCCGTCGATGAACACCTGGTAGCCCTGCTCCACCGACATCAGCTCCGCAGCGCGCTTGCGCTGCAGGATGACGGCGGTCGAGTTCGCGGGCATCAGGAACCACTCGAGGCCGGTCAGCGTGACCGAGGTCCCGAGCACGCTGGTCGTGCGCGCCTGGATCCAGGGCACCTCGACCGGGATGGCCGTGTCCTTGTCGAGGTTCTGGACGAGGCCGGTCGCGATGTCCTGCTTGAGGACGTTGCGCACCGCGATCCGGTTCGCCGGTCCGTGCACGAGCATCATCTGGCCCTTGCCGACGTTGACCGGGATGCCGCGCTCGTTCTTCAGGGTCTTGTACAGGTTCACCGCCGACTGGAACACTGACGCCGAGAACGCCCCGGTGACCTTGTTCGAGTACTGGAACGCGGCGGTTCCGGTGTCGGCCGAGCGGAACGTGTGATCGGTGTCGATCAGGTTCTGCCCGTCGTACGTGGCGCCGAGCGCGGTGCCCTGGATGCCGGCGCACAGCATCGTGATCACCAGGTCGTCGAGGGCGTTCGGGTACGCCTCGGCGAGCTTGTCGACCAGCTGCCCGTACAGGCCGAGCTGGTCGTTCTGCAGCGTGCCCTTGCCGATCGCGATCGAGACCTCGTGGGGCCGCGTCACGATCGGGGTGTTCTCGGCCGAGATCCGCTCGATGACCTTGGGGCCGAGCCACATGCGCATCACGGGCAGCGCGTTCAGCCAGATCTCGCGGTTGATCAGGTTCGGCGAGTCGACGACCGTCGCGAGCCGCGAGAAGAAGCTCTCGTAGGTCTGCAGGCGGTTCGCGAGCCGGGTGCCGAACCCGACGTAGGCGATCTCGACCTTCTGCTCGTCCGGCGAGGTGCCGCCGATCCGGATGCCGGTGTTGACGGTGCTGTCGGCCAGCCCCGGCACCATCACCCCGTGCGGCAGGCGCTGCGCCTGGATGTCGAGCAGCGATCCGCCGTGGCCCATCAGCGCGGAGCGGAACATCTCCTGGCGGCGCGAGCCCTCGTGGAACTGCGTGATCAGCTGGCCGTTCATATCAGGTTGCTCCGATCTTCGAGCCGGTCATGTCGAGCAGGACGCCATCGGTGGCGTTCACGTCGAGGATGAGGCCCGCGATCACGTCGTTCGTGGTGTCGGCCGCGAGCCCGACCGTCTGGTTGTCGACGATCGTCGCCTGCTGGCCGATGTTCGCCGCGGTGATGTTGCCGTTGTTGCCGAACCAGAACCGCCCCTTCTTGTAGGGGCAGCTGGTGTGGCCGAGGGTGGTATCGACGAGCTGGGTCGAGACGCCCATCAGGATGCCGTTCGCCGTGTCGGCGCCGTTGAGCGCGGTTCCGGTGCCGGAGACCACCATCACCATCACGCCGCCCGGGATCTTGGTCGACGCGGTCAGCGGGATCGGGCGGCCGAGGCCGGCGTTGTAGCTCTCCTTCGTGGCCCGGTCGGTCGTGGTGGCGGTCAACGGGCACCCCCTGCCTGCGCCAGCGGGGCGAGCCCGTAGCGCGCGCGGACGGAGTCGACCGGAACGCCGAGCTGCGCGGCGGTCGCCGCGATCTGGGCATCGGTCGGGACGGCGGCGAGCTGGCGCGCCGGCTCGGCCGGCAGCGGCTGGCGCTGGCCCACCGGGACCCGCGGCGCCATCGCCTTGAGCTTGGCGGACAGCGCG